CTTTGCCTTTTGATGTACCTCATAGCAGATGCTGTTGGTGTCAGTTCCGGCTGTGGTGATGAGAAAATACAAAGGCTGCATTCTGGCATCGCCGGAACCTTTTGTCATAACATCAAACAGCTTTCTGTTCGGCTGCGTATGCAGTTCATCAAACACAACCCCGTGAATGTTGAAACCATGTTTGCTATAGGCTTCAGCAGAAAGCACCTGATAGAAGCTGTTGGTCGGAATGTACACAATACGCTTTTGTGAGGTCAGGATCTTCACTCGTTTGGAAAGGGCAGGGCACATTCGTACCATATCAGCAGCCACATCAAAAACAATGGCAGCCTGTTGACGGTCAGCAGCACAGCCATACACCTCCGCACGTTCTTCGCCGTCACCGCAGGTAAGCAGCAGGGCAACCGCAGCGGCAAGCTCTGATTTGCCGTTCTTCTTGGGAATCTCAATGTAAGCCGTGTTAAACTGACGATAGCCATTCGGTTTCAGAATGCCGAACAGATCACGGATAATCTGTTCCTGCCAGTCTAGAAGTTCAAATTTCTTTCCTGCCCATG